CCGCCAAAGCATTTGAGGCTGATGGTGTAAATGTAAAATCAGACGCTAAGGCTTTCTTGGTTGTATTTGAATCAGAAACATCGGCTGCGATTAAAAGATAATCGGTTGATGCTCCGGTAACTGTGGTAAAGCCGTTGCCAAACGTAGTTGTAACTCCAGTTGAGGCGAGTCTTGGGCCGTTATTCCCAGAACCAGAATGTGAATGACCTGTGCTTGAATTTAAAGATGCCATCAACCAATTAATAATTAAATCAAACTGACCCTCTAAATCAGAATCAGTCAGGACTTCTGTTCCCCAATTTTTCGTTCTTACCAAATCACTAGGCCACGCCATTAATTTCTCCTTTAAGATTCATCAACAGCCAAAGCATGAATTTTTACTTTCTTCACTTTAGGCCGTGTGCTTGTTCCTGAATTTGTTAATTGAAAATTAAATCTTTTTCCTACTGCATCATTTGGAAATGATGTGGTTACGGTTTTATCTGCCGGAACCGATGTAATGGAAGATGTGTTTACTGTGAATGTCGTATTTAACTGGTCTCCAGTTGCGGTAAGTGAAATCGTTTTTGTCCCAGAATGGAGACCTCTGTCCGCTGTCCATTGAATCCCCAACGCTCCTGTGGTTCCGTAATAAGTGACCGTTGCTTTAATAAGTTTTAGCTTCACATCATCTATTGGGAACGGGCCTCCCGAAGCTATGGCAAAGTCTCTTGATGAAAAATCTTTTGTCTTGTAGTTAGCTTCGGTGTTATTTGCCTCATCAGAATCATCATCTGTTTCAAGTTCGTAAATCTTGTCTTTCTGTGAAGAGAAAACATAGAGTTCATTGTTTGAATACTTGAGTAAAGCTGGGTATCCAAAATTATCTGAAAGGCTTGAGTTAACGGGTCTATTCATCCAACGTCCAAGCCGAGCGTCATAAACTCTCATTTTGTTCGGATAGCTCAAACCGCTTCCGGTCTCGTTGTAAATGAGATAATATTTTCTGTTCCTGTACACTCCGAAAATCCTTTTAGAAAAATCAATCATCTCAACAAATACGTCTTTGTTAAATTCGGTAAGTTCCTTAAAAGAAACCCCGTCAAAAAGAAAAACGCCTAAAGTTGGATATTCGGAAAGGAAGTAAACCCCCTCATCGCCAAGAGCAATCGAATAAGGTGCTGAACAGCCTCTGCCTGGTGTAGAAACAGCTCTAAAAGCAGTATTAGGAAAATTAGAAAGCGCGTAACAATTTCTTTTTGTAAAAGTTAGAATCTCATTTCCCGAGGGAAAGTTAGGAACACAACCTTGAGTATTTTCGGGTAGTGTTATTGACCAAGCATCATTAGCTAGACTCCACGCATCAGCGGCAGTCCAGTTTCCTTTTCCTGTTCTAGAACCTTCAACTGTGGCGTTTCCGCCCTCTGCTACGAGTCTGTTTTTGTGAATGTAGATTCTGTCTTTTGCGGCAGATGGACTTGATGCCGGAGTCGCAATAGCAACACCAACAGCTTTTCTTCTAAGGTTATCTGTTGAATTTGTAATCCAAAGATAATTTCCTTCGTCGCTTACAGCGTGAGAAAGAACACCTGAAGTAAAAGCATTGTTATCATCATTGGTAAAACCAGAACCGTTTTTGAGAATCAAGTCTCCTTCACAAATTCCGTAAATCTGAGTTCCTCCTGAATCTTTGTGCTGAATTAGGAGGTCTCCTTTAGCTGAGTAAGAGGCTCCACCATCTGCAACTTCGTTAAATCCTCTTGCCCGTTCCATTCCACCAAGCGAAGTAGCTTCCCAATTCTCAACAATTCTTGCTTCGTTGGTCTTCATGGCCTGGTCTTCAGAAATCGTATTCTCTCCACCTGCGAAAGAAAGAATCTCTAAGACCAGCTCTACGCCGTCATAGTTATCTAAAACCCTCGTATTAGTCTGCTGACTACCCATTACTGGTAGCCTCCTCCAACAACATCGTTTTCGCCTGTGTCAACTAAATTGGTATCTGGATTTGCATACTGTTTTGATATGTACACGCTTTCGGCGTAATCCTGACCATCTCTGACTAGCTTGTTGTATTTAGCCGCATACTTGTCAGCGATTTGATTCTTTCCCACCTGCTGAAGAAGCTCTGAAGCGGCCCAATAAACGGAAGCTTCTCTAAATTCGTCAGGGAAAAGGCTTTCATCTGAATCACCGCTTAAAGATGTGGTTGGTTTTTTGATGTAGTAAAGAATGTACGTTTGACCACTTGATGCTCCGAAAAATCCATACTTTCTCACGCCAGATTCTTCAGTCATGTAATAAGCTGGGTATGAACTACCAGATGAATACCACCTGTCATAATCCTGAATACTAACTTCGTGATTCCTGTCTAAATTTCTGTTATTGACTATAAGCGTTACTGTCTCAAGCCAATCGGACGGAAGAGTTAATGTAGTTCCAGAAATTGTCCCTGTTGCTTTTTCGCGCAACATCTTTGTATCTTTTGCGAACTGAAGCTCTCCCCTGTTAAGGAAAAGCTTTCTAGTTGCTAAAGGGAAAGCGTCATCTGTACTTGTATTTGAGTCTCCAACCAGGACGCTTAAAAGCGTCTGCTGGTTTGCGAAAGTCATCGCCATAATTAGCCCTTCTTAAAGAAAGCCTTTACGCTGAAAGTGAATGTTGCGTTAGCACCTGCCGCATCTGTTACAGTTGAAGCAACTCTGATTCTGTCACCAAAAGCACCGAATGAAATTGCGCCAGAGTTAGGGTCTGAACTATCTGCATTTGCAACCGGAGTAACATTTGAGTCTTGACGTAAAACTAGAACTTGGTCTCCAACTGCGGTAACCGTTGTAAACCTCGCCATTCTGAGCCAAGTCGTTCCGCCATCATGAGAAGTCTCAACTACGACATCTAACGATTCGTTAGTATCTGGGCGAGTGGCAACAGTTACGTCTAGATGAATGACCGCAATCGTGTAGGTTTCAAGGTCAGTTACAGCGGTTGAATTTGAACGGCCCGTTGCCGCGACAAGAGCCGCAGAAGACCTTAAAGTTGCTTCCTCGTAATACTCAACTGCCTGAGAATCGTTTGAGGAACGCTGATAGTATTGAAGAGAAACCGATTTTCCGTTTGCGTCACTAGGCATATCGGAAGGTGTGTCAGATGCCAACAAAACTGGGTTGAACAAAACTAAAAACAAAAATAACCATTTAAGCATTTATTAATTCTCCTTTTTTCGCTATGGCTTCATAAGCTTCAACCCACAGCTTTGCTTTCTTATTGATATTGTGATTTTCTAAAACGTCTACAAATGCACGCTTCGCCATTAAACGTCTTTTCTTTCCGTCAGTAATCAGCTCATCTAAAGCTGACTCCCATTCTTTGTTTTCTGTGCAAAGCATCGCTGTATCGTTGTGCCGTAAAACTGATGAATATGGTTCGATGTTTGAAGCTACTGTTGCGGCTCCCAGCATCGAATACTCCATCCACTTAATCGCCGATTTAGTCCAGTTGAACTTGTTATCAGCCAAAGGACAGATGCCTATATCCAAATTTAAAAGAGTCATTTTGTACGGGTAAGTTTCATGACTTACCCAGTCTTGCCATTCGACTTTGTTTTGGTCACAGTCTTTAAAAAGGCTCCTGAATCTCTGGTCTCCGAAATAAACAAACTTTACGTTCTCATGTTTTGTGAGAATGTTTTTAATAACAGGAGCTATGTTGTAGAGGTCTTCATAATGCGAAAATCCGCCCTGCCAGCCAATCCTTACATCTTTTTTATTGAAGTCTGGAATCTGGGGCCAAAATGACGGGTCAATACAATTCGGAAGAACAGCGACATTCGGAGTTATTTTAAGAAACTCATTTTTTAGAATTTGAGTCGTACAGGTAACGAGGTCAGACTTTTTAAAATTAAGCCTGAACATATCTCTATAAGCGATATTTTTCTCAATATTAAAAGCTTTCTCGCCCCTTGAATTAATCATGTCTTCAGACCAAAGCATTTCTTTTGTTCCATCGGCCCAGTGATACTCAACTGGTTCTGTCCCGATGTATTGATAGAATGGGTTTAAGGGTGATGTGTTAAACGGGTCATCGTCATAATCTGAAACAACAATTTTTCCCCACTTACGGCAGGACTTAATAAATTGAAGCCAGTTTTCATCGGCTGGTCTTTGGAACACAATCACATCTGCATTTGAAGCAATGCTAATGGCCCTGTCAGTTCCAAGGTCTCTTTGATGAATAAGCGCAACATCAGCCAAGTTAAGGTCTAACATTTTCTTTAAAGGAGAAAAAATCCTGTAATAATTGCAAGCTGAATCATCACGCTCAATACCCATTATCCTCATGCAACCACCTGTTTTTCTTCGAGTTCAAACTCGATTTGTTTAATAACCCTGTTCATTGAATAGATGTCGTCATAACCCCATGACGGTTTGTTTGGAAAACCTAAACAGCTAGGGGGTTGCTGATGTTCAATTTCGTTTTTGTATTTGGCCCATCCAAAATCAATGAGCTTAATAACTCCATCTTTGACCATGAGGTTATCAAGTTTGATGTCTCTATGAATAAGTTCGTATTCGTCTAGTGCCGCAATAATTTCTGCAAGTTGAGCTTTCCAATCTGGCGGAACCGCCTCTAGTAAAGGAACTCCACAATCTTCAATTTCAAGTTTTCCGTCTGATAATCCGTAAACCTTTGGAAAGTGTTCTGACTCTGCGGCAAACAAAATTTCGTATTCGTTTTTGAGGAGGTCGTATGAAAGGTATGAAACCTGGCTTTTAAAAACTTTTCCGTCCCTTCGTTCAACAATGGCAGTTGCGCCCTTCCAATATCCGTTAAAGGAGCCAACTGTTAAGTCTTTGGGTTTAATCCAGCCGACAGTTGAAACCTTTAAAACTTCAAACAAATCTTGTATGGTGACGTTTCCGATGTATTTCCGGTAGTTATCGCTAATCATTCCCTTGTGATGAACACAGTGATAAGCAAGCGCGATTCTGTGATGAAGCGCATTGGGAGTGTAGAATCCTCTTCCGTTAAATTCTCTGGTTTCTAAAATTGCCTTCTCAAATTCAATCGGGTAGTAATCATCCCCAACGTGGCGAACATCAACGTAGATATGACTGTCATCAATCGGGACTTTGAATCTAACCCTCGGATATGGGTATTCAGGCTTTGCTTGCGGGAAAATCTCTTTCCAGTGGTCGAAGTCATAAACCAATAAATCAAGGTCTGAGTGTTCGCCAAGAACCACATCATAAGGAAGTCTTTCCCAGTTCCTCAGAACGACATAAGGAAATGAAATTTCATTCATGTATGAGAAAAACTGTCTTAGGTTTTGCAAACAAAATCCTTTTTTAAAATTGCTGTCGTGCCGTCAATTCCGTAAGTGTCAAACATTTCAAATAAAGACTTTTTGTATTCTTTTGGTACGTCACACGGAGTAATCATAATTCCGTTTTTCTTCATCACTTTTTCATCCAGGTATTTTTCTGTTGCTTCAGGATTTGTGATATATTCATAACAGTCATACTTTTTGCAAATCTCAACAATCCTGTCAGTTCCCTTTTTGTCTGTTGGAAAATCGGAATGAATCTTGTCTGTGTTTATGCTTAGGACTTTTGCAAAAGCAAAAATCAACTGTGTGTTAATGTCTGAAACCTTGTACCCATTCACATATTTCTTGTCTTTAATAAGGCAAGTACCTGATTCAACAGGAAGCGTCCACCACTGGTCATTGACATTAGCTCTATTCTGGAATCCGTTCTTTTCAAATTGGCAATGAGACATAAGTACAAAAACGTCAGACTTTTCCATCTTGTAAAAAAACGGGAACCAAGGAAGAAAATTTATTTGATGAATACCTATTTTCATTTTACGTCCCAACATTTGTAAGTAATCCTTCCGCTAAACCCGTTGTAAATCGGAACCACGTTTTTATAGATTTCGCAAAGCTCTGAATGAAGTTTTTTAGTGGTAAAATTACCGTCTCCGCTTGGGGATGCGAACATAATGTCAACATTTTCCTTTAACCAATCTAGGTAATTAATGCCTTCGTGAAAATGAAGGTCTAAATAAAGGCCAACTGCATATCTGCCTTTTACTTCCTTAATATTTGAAAAGCACTTAACATTCAGATTCTTTTCTTTAGAAATCTCATTAACGAAAGACTTTTGAGCCTCATTCGGCTCTACTCCATGCGCTCTATATCCTCCGTCCTGCATAAACCTAAAAAGGAAATAACCATTAGCACAACCAATGTCGATAAGGCTCTTGTAAGGAAGCGGGCCGATTTCTTTTCTAATGGCCTGCCATCTTGCTTCGCAATCATTCCTTGAAGCTTCAGGCCATTCGCCTTCAAACGGAACCGGATGATAAAATTTCACATCGCTCATTGGTGTCAAACGGCAACCTTCTTTTTAAAGAAAATAATTTTTTCTGTTTCGGGTTCATTACAAATGAATTTTGAAAGACAGGATTTAATTTTTTCGTATGTTTCTTCATTGTTTGTAAGAGTCACGGTATTGCCTTCATCCGTCCAGACCTGATACTTAAACTTCTTTATGTCTTTTCTGTAGTCTTCTCTTGCGGCATCGTGAAGAATGACAACATTTGAATTAAAGGCTTTCTGGAGACATCTTGCTCTATCGCGTCCGTCAACAAATACAAAATCACAACCATTAAATGCGCTGACATAGCGTTCCATGTCTGGAATAAATTTAAGGTCAAGGTTTCCGAATCTAAGCCTTTCAACCATGTCATAAAAAATGATTTCATGTTCAACCGAAACCAGTTTTTCCACTGATGGATAAAGGCAGATAATCTGCGTGGAAGTTCCTGGCCCCCACTCAAAGACAGTGGTTGGCTTAAACTCATCAAGAAGGGCGTATAAAGTCTCTGAATAGCTATACATTGACTTTGCAGACATTTAACCAATCCTCAACTTGTTTTGAATTCATTCTCCAGTGATGGAAATACCAATTTTTTATTTCTGGCTCGTATGGATAAAGCTCCATTGACTTCCAGCCAATTCCATCAATCAGTTTAATGTTGTTTTCTTTGCAAATCTTTTCAGTCGTTTCATTGAAAGAAATAAAAGGCGGAACAAACACATCTGTTTCCAGATACTTACAAGACAGCATGATTGACATAAGCTGGGCTTCTTCCTGTAGAAGTGCGTGTTCGGCGTGAATGAGACCGTGAGAAACTATTTTTACAAAACTAGGTATGCTAAACTCTCCGCTCTCAGCATTGTCAATATCAACAAAATACTTTAGTCCTCTGCCTTTCATCGGAAGGTCTGGGTAAACCGTTCCTTTTGCTTTCTTAGAAAAAATGTTTATGCAATACCAAATCTCGGCCCCAAGCTTCTCATGTAAAATCTGACAGGCTTTGTTTAAATCTACAAAGTCTGTATTCTTTGAAACGTCATCTACTCTGATGATTAACTTGCTGTCCAAGAAACGGGTCTCCCAACTTCGATTGAATATTCTTCATGTTCTTTGCTCTTAATGTGCAAGGCGTGTGTTCCTGACCAATGGCCTACGTCCTGAACTTCTACTTTTGGAACCCAACCACATTTGGCTTCGTTTTCTAAGATAATTTGTTTTAGAATATTAAATGCTCCAGAAATGCCGTTTGGTTGATATTTCTCAAAATAAAGGTCATTAATTAAACTGGCTTTCATACACCAAAGACCGCCGACGTAATCAGACGGTCTAAACTCAATTCCGTCTTTTCCATATTGGTATGCCGCATTGCTCGGCATGACGTTTGGGGAAACAATGTCCCTGTCTGTGGTTTTTAAAATATGTATGAGGTCATTTAACCAGTTCTCAGGAACGAGACAGTCGTTATCCATCTTTGCCAGATAAGTAAATTCGTTCTCTTCAGCCCATCTGAAAAATTCAATGATTGTGTTTCTTAATCCTTGAGGGTTTTTGTGAATTGAAATAACATCATTCTTTCTTGCGTATTCTTCAATAATTTCCCTATTGCCGCCTTCATCAACAAAATAAAAAACAACATCATTGTATTTTTGAGCCTTAAACATATAGTGAAGGCAAAGCTTTGTGTACTCAGGCCTTTTTAGGCAAGGGATTAAGATTGCGGTTCTAGGCATAATTGTTCTTTCGCTTCAATGATGGCATCGGCTAATTGCATAAACTCAGAGGGCTTCAGCTCTAGACGTTGGTCTCTAATTTTTAAATGGACATACGTTTTCCCGTCTAACCCAGCCCCCTCTGAATAAATCTTTCCTTCATTAACCTCATATAAATTTTTGTTAAGATTAATCGCAATCTCATTATCGAAAAGCGGCTGTTTAGCAACTTCCTTACGGCAAAGCTCAATGTGAACTCCTTCTTTTGGTTCTGGACTTCCAAGTTTAGTCCATCTTTCAAGCGAGTCCTTGCAACCCTTGGCAAGTTCAATCCAGTCTTCTTTTGAAAGTATGAGTCTTAAATTCCTGTAATGAAAATGAACCTTTTCACAAATCTCAATAACGAATCTGTTATTAAAAATTGCTTTTTCGGTCAGTTCTTTTTTAGATAACTTCTGTAGAGTTTGTCCCATTAGAATTTCAGCTTTGCCAGGTAAAGTGCTTGCATCGGGTCTTCCCCGTCACAGATACGTTTCATGAATTTCCGCCAAACGTGCTCATTTTCTTCAGACCAGAAATTCGTATAAACAACATTAATCATGAATAAATACAGTTCTTGCGGAATCTCGTAATCAAACTTAAACGTGCCGTCTTCTGACCATCCATAACTATCTGTGAAGCGTCCTTTCTTGCCGTACTTCCTGTGGTTTTCCCATGCAAGTTTGTTTTGCACTCTTGCCACTTCGCAAATGTAAGGAAAGTTCTGAAGCTGTTTTTCAAGGAATCTGCGCCCAACGGCTTTAATAAATTCCATAGGGTTCTGCTGGATTCCTGGTTTTTCCTTAACAACTTCGTTGACGGAATCTGTTCTTAACTTTTCGTTTATTATTGAACTTGGTTCTTCATTCATAAAAGGTGCAGGGTTTTTGTGGAACCCTGCGAAACCATAAAACTTTGCTTAGGCGATTGCGCCAGTGGATTTCAACCAGCGAATTTGACCGTGAGCTTTTTCGTTACCGTAGTTAAGGCACATTTCAGCTTCAACCCAACCTTTAATGGATGACGCTGTTGCCGCACCTTTGTACTGCTGAATGTCACGAAGAATGGCGATTTTTGCCATTTCAGGCGTAACAATAGCAACACGCGAAGTCATCATGTTTCTGTCAGCGATAATGTCGCAAGTACCAAAAGAACCTTCGTACTTGTTAACATTTTGAATCGCTGTGCGTGTTGACGCTTCAATGTTCCAAGTAAAGCCAGTCTTGGCACTGAACTTTTGCGAGATGACACGCTTTTGATGACCGCCGCCAAAAAGAGCGCGTGGATTTCCGCCTTGATTCCAGATTTTCTGAAGAACTAAATTGACGTTAGCTTCAGTTAATTGGATGCGGGCAGAATTACCTGTTCCTGTTCCTTTTGCGGTGTTGGTGACAACTACGCTGAAAAGACCAGCCGAACGACGGGCCAAGTTGGTTGCGCCAGCCGTTGCAACCGTTGACCATAGGAAAAGTGAATCATAATCACGAAGCAATGATTTCATTGCTTTCATGGCTTGATGAGCCACTTCATCACGGACTCCCGCAGAATCTACAGCCGCTTGCGTAAACGTAACATCAAAGTTACGAAGACGAATTTGGCAATAGTTGGTCTTACGGGTTCTGTCAGTAGGCTGTACATAAGTGAGGTCTGCACCTTCTTTTACGCCAGTTCTGCTGATAGAAGCTAAACCGTCAGTAACCCATTCATGCGTTCTGTTGGTTGCTCTGATTTTTCCAGCCATAGCAAAAAAAGGGACTTCATCTGGAAACAGTGCCGCCAGCTCTGATGCCAAATCCTCCCTATTTCCTGCTTGGTCGTATGTATTAACTTGTAAACTTGCCATTTAATTTATCTCCTAGATGATTCAATGGCCCTCAACTCATCATCAGAAACAAGACTATCTGTGTTCATTCTTTTTCTAATAAAATTCGCCTTGTCAGCATCGCTCCCGTCGATTGCTCTTTTGTGGAGCTTTGCTAGGGAATCTGGCTGAGTCGTTGTTTTCTTAGAAGGTGAATCAACACTGATTTTTTTCTTCAAGGTATTTACCTGCCTTTTTAGTTCATTCGTATCAGACTTGCCTTCAGATACTTTTTTAATTGCTAAGTAGTGGTCAACAGCGAATTTCCATGCGCGTTCTTGACCAGCCACAGAACCTTGAAGTTCTGGAGAAGATTCAAAAATTGTTTTCGCGTAATTGAAAATATCTGTTTTGACCTTATCGAAGTCTTCAATCTCATGAGCTGTTCGGCTCATCGCCTCGTTAAATCTTTCGGTCTGATTTTTAACAAAACGTGCCGGAGCTGTCTGAATGGCATTGTCGATTTTTTCTTCTAGGTCAAGAAGCGTTGCAAGCCTAGCCTCATCAGTTCCAACTTTAATCTGCTCAACCCTGACTTGACGTTTTAAAGTCTTCAATTCATCCGCAGACATTTTTTCAAGCTGTTCCTGTTGGTTGTCTTTCTTTGGAGCTTGCGTTTGTTCCTTCAACTTCTGGATTTCTTCTTGAAGCTGACGATTTGATTTTGTTAATTCATCAAAACGCTTCTGAACCTTTGACTTAGGTATTAGGTCTTCTTCTTCCTCAACAATCTCTTCTTCTGCTTCAGCCTGCTCTTCGACTTCTTCCTCTACTTGTTCTTCAACCTCTTCAACTTCTTCTTCTTTTTCAGGTGATTTCTGATTTTCTTTCGCCTGTTCATTTACTGCATGTGAAAGAGTTGAAGGCAAGTCCATAGACTGAGCTAATTTTGCGGCAAATTCTTTCTCGCCTTTTTCTTGAAGTGCTTGTTCTTGTGCTTTTTGTTCTGGGCCTAATTCTGTTTGTCTAACTGTCATTGTTATTTCCTTGTCATGAGATTCTGGCTCTCAAGGGGCCGTGAGTGCAATTCACAGTTTAACGAGTCGAGCCTCGCACCTTTTTTCGACATGAGGGTCGTCGCACTCATAAATCATGAAAAACTTGTATAAGAGAAGACTTCTTTTTCTTCTCTAGCAATCGGTTGTTGTAACTTGTCTTTATCTAAAACAAACTGCTCCAAATCATTCCAAAGATTTTCCGCCATCTCTAACCTTCCAAGAACCCTATCACTTGAAATTCCTGAGACTTTTGCGGCTTGAAGTTCTTGAGAAACCCGTCCAGCCGTAAGGGCTTTAAGAACTGCGCCAAATTCGCCTTTAAGAGTTCTCTCAACGAGTTCTCCGACATAAATAATGTGCTGGGCTTCATGACGCGCACACGCAGACAGCCTTTCTTCAATGGCTTTGTCTTGCTTGGTCTTCTTCGCCTTTGTGATGGCGATTTCGATTTCATTCTTTTTTGCCACTGGTTTCCTTGGTCTCTGGGGCATATTTCCTTCCGATAATCGGAGCTAAGATAGCTTCTTTGCGAATCTCTAAATTGTCTTTTCCTTCCTGCATCCTTAGAGCTGTCATCAACTGGTCATTTTGTGACTGTAACTGCTGAATCATGTCCTGTTGCATTTCTTGAGGGGTCTTCAGAAGTTGCTGTGTAAGTCTGATGTCGTAGTCATCAAAGTAGAGTTTTCTTAACGCATCCTGACGTACATACGGGTCGTTAATAAACATCTGCAAAGTAGCAAGCATCTTTTGCGCCCTTAGTGCAGGATTGGCATTGTCTAATCTTCCGTTAGGAACGAGATTAAACTTGCCTTGAATTTCTTTTCTTGAAATTTTCACAGAACGCTCATTCGTAATCATGAGTTCTTCTTCTTCATCGCCGAATTGGTTGTAAAGAGAATCAATCTGGTAATAAAGGTCTGCCATTTGATTTTGAAAAACCATCAAATCCATGCTTTGTAGCTGGCCTGAATTGCTTTCTATGGCTGAAACTTCTCTTGCGGTTTTTTGTCCTTGCTGTCCGTTGCCTGGAGCGTTATTGGTCTGGCTGATAGCCGCTGTAATATTTCCGATTCTGTCGTTGGCCCACGCTTTGAGGTATTGCATGGAGTTGAATCTTGCGGTTTGGCCCAAGTTCGGGTTTTGCGTGACCTGGTAATCAGTCGCTCCATTCTCCGTTTCGACAACTTGCCCAGGGACGTAACGTAAGTTCCTAAGATTCTTAACTGAATTTCTGCGAGCCACGACTGTAGGAGTGGTAGCAATTGTTCCCGCATCAATGTCTTGGTTGAAGAGGGTTGAGATTCCAGTTTGGAAATCATCGTCAAGAGCTGGGATTCCACGGCTTGATAAAATTTCAGAATCATTGAATTCCCTCCTTACAACCACAAACGGAAACTGTCCGTGGTCATACGGGTTTTCGATAAACCGAAGAATGGTTGACGGGCTTCCTTCTGGATAAGTGATGCAGACTCTTTCTTCGATTCCGTCGTCGTTTACGTCATACCAAGTCCAAACTTCATGAAGAAGAACTTCGTTATTTCTTGTGTTGTATGAGTAGGCTGATTTTCCATCTCTGATATTTTTGACGTATTGAGATTGAACGCTTGAAGTATTTTTTGTCCAAGAGTCAATTTCGTAGTCATCGTATTCAGTGAACTTTCCCGATTTCATTGATTTCTTTAAAGCGTTCTTAGAAATTGAGTATCTAAAGTCGATGAACTCAGCTTCTTGTATGTCGCAGGTATCAATCGGGAAAACGATTTCATCTCTGACGTTACAGGCTCTTGCATCAGCTCTGTTCACAGATTTTTCAACAAACTCAAACTCAAATTTTGTCTTTCCTTTTCTGAACTTTGCAATCATTTCAAAAATTTCATCTACGTTTTCCTGCAAGGTCAAGTCAGGAAGCATTTCTTCTGCGATGATGTGGAAAAGAGTATTGTCATCAACCTCCGGCATATAAATCGCTTCTAAAACTTCTTGGTCGAGGTCGTTAAGATTCAGATATTTGCAATAAGTTCTTGTTTCAAACTTCCAGCCTGTGCGGAAAATCGTAAATCCGTTCTGAAGCATGAAATCCACGCCAAGGCAGTAGTCTTTGAAAAACTTCATCTGGGTTCTCATGCGCCAGTCAAAAAGGAGTTCTCTTTTACGGGCAGGAACCACATCTTCTGGGCCGAAAGGCTCGAAGGTCACAACCGGAGATACGCCAAAACCCAGATTGATATAGGCAGGTTTTAAGCGGTTAATGTCTGAATCAATTTGAGGAAGAACAAAATTGGCAGAGCCTACCCACGGAAAAGATTTCTTAGCCCTGATGCCGTATCTTTTTCGGGTATAGGTATCCTGCCTTTGTTCCCACTCATTCCTATAGCCTTTTTCTGCTGTGATTAAATGGTCGATTTCGTTAACGAAACCAATTACTTCATCAGTCAGTTCTATAGTCTTTAGATTTTCCTGACTTTCTGGGTCTCTATATTCCATTATTTGCTCTATTTCGTTGTGTGGTATCCGCCAGCGTTTTTATGTTCAGTTGTATTTTTTGAAACACTTGAAGCGTTCTTAACATTTTTAGATTGTCTTAAAGATTCTTCGTTGCAATCTTCAGCTTGATAGCCTGATGCCTTTTTCATTTCTTCCTCTAAAGGTTGTAGCCGGAGTAGTCATCTCCTGCTCCGACATAAAGTTCTTGTTGTGGTTCAACTAAAATCCCGTAACCAACTTTATCTGATGTTTTGTTTTCATATTCCGTATGGTCTAGGGGCTGGACGTAATCGAGAGCATAAAGCCCCATCACAAAGGCATCTGCCCTATCAGGTGAGTTTCCGAGTTCTTTTTTTATCTCGGCTTTGTCCTGCACCAAAAGTTTTCCTGTGCCCGTTGGTTCAAATCTCACCACCCCTAGCTGTTTGGCTAGTTCCCAGTCATCCGGCGGAAGGCAGACTTTTGAATCTGCGAATTTTTCTGCGGCTTCCCACCACATCTGGGCGCGTAAATTTTGATATTTAACTTGGTTGTGCTGGCTGGTTGGCTTAGAAGATGAGTTAATAGCAAGTACCTGTTCTTCTAATTGGAGTAGTCCGTCATAGACACCCTGGCCTATACCGATAACGTCGAGTGCGATTAATTGAGCGTTTTTTCTTTTCCTGTAAGAAGAAAGAAGTGCCGCTGTCTCAAGCGGTCTTTTGTGTTCAATGATTAATTCGTCTGCTTTGTAAAAGATTTCTCCGGCTTGCTCCATTAGGAAACAAATATTCTGGTCTCCGGTAATCGCGGGGTCGTTGACAACAATTCTTTTAGTGAATGTTCC